GGATTGCTTCGACCACCGCCGCGTCGGCGGGCGTTCCGCCATAGACTGACTTGCCACCAAGCCGCGGCACTTCCTGTGCGGTGATGCGGTTAAGCCCGGCAACACGCCACGGCATCGGCACACCGTCCGCCTTCTTGTGCTCGACCTTCGGACGGATCGTCGCTGACCCACAGCGCAAGTCGTCACCGAACCACGACACCACGAGCGACACCGCACCACAATTCGGCAGCTCGGTCTGCAGAGAGTCCATGGATGCAAGAAAATCTGTCGCTGCGAGCGTGTTGTTCATGTTTGCGGATGTGTTGCGACCAGGACCCTCGGCATAATGCACCGGCGTTGTCGCCAGCGAATATTCTCCAGTGCCGGGAATGAGCGCAACCGCACGCACGCCGTCGACCATCGACCCCACTGCGTCCTGCGCTGATGCCTGCTCCGGTCGAACGACCTCAAAGGTGAATTGCGGCACGCGGTTGCCGAACTGCGTCAGGTCGAGATCTTCGAAGACCACATAGGCCGTACCGCGATATGCCGGCGCATTTCCTGCACCCTCGACAGCTGCGATCTTCGGGTCAGCCATCTGGAACTCGGACCCCGGGTATACCCGCATCGAGAGACCACCGCGAGGCACCTCTTCGCCATCCGCCCAGATGCGCGCAACTTGACTGATCTGCCCTTCGCACAAAGCAACTGCGAGACTAATGCTATAGCTGTAGCTAGTGACGCTTGGCCCTTTCGACCGCCCCTTGCCACCGGATACGCGTTCCGTACTGCGTGCCTCGGAAAATTCCGACGCCCATATCACCTGACCACCAACACGCATCCGTCCATATAGCTGCGCGACCGGGGTCCCTTCGCTCGCACCTGTCAGACGGAAACGGTCGATCCGGCCGCGCTCGACGACCTCGGACCCGGATCCCATGAGCCGCTGGTCGATCAGTTGCCCGACCGTTGCGCCGACCGCGCGACCGATCACCGCTGCAGAGAGGCCGAGGACCGATCCGCCGACGGCGCTGCCCGCTGCAGCCCCGGCTGCCGATAGAAGCAAAGTCGCCATCAGTTGGTCTCCTCGGGAAAGGCAAATCGCGCGACAATGCGCCGTCGCCACGGCTCCGACAGGGGGCTTTCGATCACCCCGTGCCGATCGTAGGCATGAATGAAGGTTGCCGCGGCGCCGACCGCGGCCTGCAGCCCCATGTGCTTGGCTATGCTTCCGTCCCGCATTCGGAACAGAAGAACCGTACCGACCGCATCATCGGCCAATGGCCGTGTATCGAGCCGACGCAGCGCCGCTTGCCACAGAGCCTCGCGCCCTTCCGGCTCGGCCCAGTCCGCCGTATAGGGCGGGATAAGTTCCGGCTCGTCACCGAACAGGCCGCGCCACACCCCGCGCACAAGGCCAAGGCAGTCGCAGCCGGCCCCCCTTACGCTGGCCTGATGCCGATAAGGCGTACCGAGCCATGACCGTGCGATCCCGACGGCAGCCACGCCGCGGGTCATCGATTCAGACTCCCGCCACCGTTAGCGCCGCCGGACTTCGGCACCGCCATCAACCAGTCCTCACCGGGTATGTGCGGAAATCCACGAAACTGCGCGAAGTTGCCGAACTTCGCCTTGCAGGTTTCGGCGCGCTTGTCGCAGCCGGCGTGGATACGCACTCGGTCGCCTGAGACCAGCGGTGAACGCAATTCCTGCCACAGCGCGATCTGCCGCTCGGAACCGGACAGGCCGTCGGACTTCACCATTGCCGACAGACCAACTGCCGCACCGCTGAGCACATCGAGCCTGCCACGGGCGAACCATTCGGCCGCATATCCCGCGAGCCCCGACAGCCGGACATGCTGTCCATCGACTGCGGCGAGCACGACAGCTTCTGCGGCAAAGGCCGGACCCGCCATGTTCACACCACAAGTCTGGTCGCCCAGCCGCGCGTTGCAGTGGCGCTGGTAAATACGTCCCATGGGCTGCGCCATGGTTTCGGTCAGCCCCCGCAGTTCAGCCCGGAAACCGCCGCCGCCGATTTGCACTTCACCGATCGTGCCACGAAACAGAAGATGGCGTTGACCGACGTCGGCCCAATTCACGAGCCAGGCTTGCACCTCCGCAGCGTCGTACCGACCAGCGACAAGGTCAGCCTCGGTCACGGCATCAGACCGCAGGGCACCCACAGCCTCGGCGTTGTCCACGGCAAGCCCGGTGGTCTGCTGCAGCGCTTGGCCCGTCAGGCCGCTATCCGCACGAAAATGCACACCGTCGAAGCTCAGGTCGTTGTCATGATCCGTGAAGCCCAGTGTGATACCGTCGCGCCGCGCGACGGCCCAGCATCTGCACAGCGTCGTTGTTCCCGTAGCCAGATGCGCGGCCAGCGCGTCGTTCACCGGCATCAGACCCGAACCTCGAGAACAGGCACATCCGGAACATCCCCCGCCTGGAAACTTGCAACCGAGGTCACGATCTGATCGGTATCGAACCGGACCGCAACGTCGAACTCGAAGCCCGCAGTGACGACAGTACCGACGGACGGCGCGATACCGAGCGTGATCAAACCTGCCGTAAAACTCACCGAAAACGCGGCCGCGGGCTGCTCGACACCGTCCAGCGCGACACGAACCGTGCCTGCCACCGGCTTCGCGATGGGGCGAACATAGTCCTCGGCCCCGGATGCATACCGCTTCACCAGAGCGAAGACGCGTTCTACGCCATCACCCAAACCGATCTGCTGGTCGGTCGGCGCGATATCGGCAGAGGGCACGCTGCTCTTGTAGTCTGCCCAGTCCTTCCAGCGAAAACCGTTGAGCTGACCCTGCCGCGCTTCGAAAAACGCCGTCAGCACCGCAACGTCATCAAGCGATCGCACACCCAGCCCGGCATCATAGCGCCGGCGTGAGTGCGCCCAGGGCGTGTTGCGCTCCTCAAACCCGTTGGCCAGCGTCACGACGTCCGTGCGCCGCACCGGCCCGCCCGCAGAGCCAAAGCTCAACGACGTCGGAAACCGCACTTCGTGAAAACCCATGGTCCGTCCTTTCCTGTTGGCTCAGCGCGCGCGCTGACCTCGGCCCAGCGCCCGGCCGAGCTGCGCCGCGATCTGCGATTGCGACCTCTGAAAACTGCCGGCGTCCGGCGTCGTGACGTTCATCACGACGGTGACCGGTCGCCCTCCGCCTGCCGCCTGCACCCCAAGCTTGCCGTCCGGACCGCGGGTCAGTGGCATGATCGCTTCTGGTCCTGCTTCGCCCATCAATCCCGTGCCTCCGCGCATCGGGAAGGTCGTCGGCGCGCTGACGATCCCGCCCCGCGCAAAGGGCATGACCCGCCCTTGCGCAAAAGGCGCTCCGTTTGCGAAGGGCATCGCCGACCCGATTGCTGCTTCCAGACCGGCGCCTGCGATCTTTCCGAAGTGCCGGCTTACAGGATTGATCGCCGCTGAATAGGCAGAGCCGAGGATCGACTTGCCCACCTCACGCAATGCATCCGATGCCTTCATGCCGTCGAACACCATGCCTTCGAACGCGCCGCGCAATCCCCGGCTGATGCCGTTCGAAAGCGTCCGCACCTCGCGGCCTGTATCCGCCATGGTCGTCCGGACCTGCTGCAGTTCGCCTGCAAAGCTCGACGCCACGCTCTGCGCACCGGCGAGACTTTGCTCAAGCCCGCGGAACTGCTCTTCGAAGCCGTCGCTGCCTTCGATCTCAACCATCATTCTGCCCTTTCGGCTTATCCGGGAAACGCGCCATAAGCGTTTCCAGACCGGCGCGGCCCAGTGGCCCCGCGCTCTCGTCCAATCCCAGCATCATGAACAGCTCCGCCGGGGTCAGCGCCCAGAATTCAGCCGGGCGCAAACGCAGCACGGTCAGCCCGGCGCGCATCAGCCCCGGCCAATCGAGCCCCGTCATCGCGGCGCAGGCAGGCTGAAGGCCCTGACCAGCAAATGCGCCGCCGCCTGCGCTGCTGCCAACGGCCCACCGTCGATCTCGGCGGTCATGAGATCCGCTGGACCACCGTGCCAGCCACCGCCGCGCAGACCGGCCACGATCAGCGCCAGCACATCGCGGCTCGAACAAGCGCCACCTTCAAACCTGGTCACTAGCTCGAT